ACAAAGGGGGTGCTGGTCACATCGGTGACGCCCGACATATCAATTGGCGTATATCCGGCTGCGCCGCGGCTGTCCTGTGTCAGCGTTATGACAGCGTCTACGCCGGTGCCGCCAGCGGTGGTCACTTCAGCCGTTATCTCAAGCGAGGCGGCGACGAGATTAATTGTATCCTTAATCCGTTCCGCGATGAGCTGGGTTTCGCCGTCAACTGCCGATAGGACGCCGATTGTCCCGCCGGTAGTTGTGTCAACGGTAGCATCAAAATCAAACGTTGTTGCTGGATTGCTGCCGTCATCTAGTTCAAACGTCTGGTTGTCAACCCCACCCTTTGTGCAGGCGGCGGCAACAGTTATTGTCGCTATGCCGGGAGGGTTGGCAACGCTCAACATACTGGCTGCACCAGCATGACCAACGTTGCCCCAGGCGGCGGTTGGTCCACCGAACAACATTGTGTTGACTAAGCCTACGGCCGTATCGGCTGGGCTTGATAGATCATCGTCCCAACCTTCCGATCCGCTGGCGTAGCCAACGTCGCGATACTTGAGAGGACCGAAGACGCCGAATGGCAGCCAGCGGCTTTCACCTGCTCCAGCAGCAACATCATCGTTCATGACAACACGAACGTAGTTAGAGCGGTTGGGGAACTCGCCATACTCAACTAGACGTTGCTGGGAGCTGTCATATATCTCATACTTGTCGCCGATGGCAGCGGCAATGTAGTTTGACGCTGCTGGGTTTAGGGATAAGTTATCAAAGCGTTCTAGAATGATCTGGCGGTTATCTGAGTCAGCAAGGTCTCTCACTAATACTGAGAAGGTGCCGTGTGTTTGATAATCACCCGTTGGGGCTTTGATGTTAGAGATTGATATTTTTACTTGCCTTTGAACCCACTCGCCAGCAGACAGAGCTTCAAAGCGGAAGAGTTGTTGCATGTTCCTAGCTGCGTAGTCGGCGAAGTCGTTGGTCAAATCCTGAGAAATGAACCAGCCTGTGGAGGCGCGAGTTGCTGGGTTTTCAAAGTTGTTCTGTTGCTTGGATGTGTCCGTGGGGGAAACCATGGGAACAATGGCTCCCCAATACCCATTTCCATTTCCAGAGCCCAGACGACCGAGACCAGCGGACGCGGCTGGGACGCCGGAACGCTCAAAGGATTCGCCGAGCCAGTAGTTGCCGCCCTGGTAGAATGTCTGGGTTGAAGAATCAGTGATGTCACTGTTCGTAATCGTTGGGTTTGTGTTCAGAGCCTTGCGGACGAAGTTCTCATCGTCGGGATTAAGACTGACAGTCACCTTCTTGCCGTCAGCATTAGCGTTGGCGATGCTACCGGTGAATACTAGAGGGATGTTGCTAAGGCTGCTTAGCTCAATCATGGAACTGCCGACGGGTGATGACAGGCTGCCGTTGGTGGCAAGGGTGCCCGAAAGCAAGACTCTACCGGAACCAGTTACATAGAACTGTGCAGCGACGACGCCTTCGGAAAGAGCGTTACCGCCATTGACTTGTGGCCATATGCAGAGAGCGTATGCCCCGCCCTGGTCGTTCATGGTTGAAGCGGCGGATCCAGTAGCAATATCAGGGACTTTCCAGCCGGCTTTACCAGCGGAAGTTGCTTGCGAATGTTCGTCGCCCAAAACTCTCATGAAAGTTACAGGGGAGTTGTTCTTAAGCCAAGCTTGTGCGGCGTAAGCAGCATAAGTTGGGGCGGTGCTGTCGCCTGAGCGCCAGATATCGCCGCCTTCGTTGCCGGCAGCAGGATCACCGAAAGTCTGTATAAAATCCGAAAAGGAACTGACTTCCACTGGTTTGTCGGCAGGTCCTTTTCGGGACCGACCAATGATGAGGGGACCTACATCACCCGGTTGAGCAGGTAATTGAGAATTGTCGATCTCGTTTACATATACCCCAGGTGAAATAAACTTAAATTTTCTTGAAGAGTTGTCAGCCATTGAAAATCCTTCTCCTAGTCTTTAAAAACGCCGTTGAACTAGCATAGACATACTAAATGCTACTAATAAATAGTAGCGGATAAATCCAAACGCAAAGCAATATCCTTTTATGGCTAGCGTCTATATTTATCTTTTCTCCCCGCATGAAATTCAGGTTCATCTCCGACTACCGCTCTTTCTCTGCCAATTACGACTTCGGCAGGAGATTCACGAACGACAATAGTTGGAGTTTCCTGATTCTTGTCGGCTCCTATGATATGTCCTAATACTTTGATTGTAACTGTTGATTTGAAAACCCGTTCATCCGTACCAAAGCCGGCGTTATTGCTTTCGTTGGCGAAATCTGGGTCTACAAAAGCCTCATAAGTGTTGCCTTCATGAGTTATGCTGAAGGCAGCAGGTGTTGAGAATTTTGTCAAAAAGGGAGCCAGCATCTGGTTCATTTGTTGCTGGTAATTTGAAATAAGCTTTATGGCATAAGAGATTTCTACGAAAGTTGGTGTTGGGACGTACAAAGTTTCGTATACGATCTTCTTATTTTCAAAAGGAAACGTTGAATATGTTTCGTTTGTTCCTTTGCCAAACTTTTTGATAGCCGAGGCATTGGCACGGTCGCGGGTCTTCTCTTGCTGGACTTGTCTTGCAATCGCAACAGCGCCGCCCTTTTTATAGAAGTCAAAATAGGGAGGAACATAGACTCCGTACCTTCCTTTGTTCTCCGGGTTCTTAGCCAGGGAGTTCCTGACAACCGAGATAAGAGGGTATTCTAGGGATCTTCCGTTCTTTCTTGTTTCTTGCACTTTTATCTGATATGCTCGTTCAGCGCCGGCAAAGATGACGGGGACTTTAGAGAAGCCGTCATTCGTATCGCACGAAACGTTTAGAGAGTCGTTTATGTAGTTGAAAACGGCAAAGTCAATGTCCTCCAAGGTAGAGGGTCGTAAACTGTAGTCCGCCTTCAAATCTTCGTCTAACTTCGTTCTTTTAGTCATGCTGGTTTCCTAGGATCTCTTATGTTGACCACCAAGCGCCGAACCGGGGTGGAATACTCCGCTGCGAGCCTGCTGGCAGATAGCTGTGACCTCTAGTGATGTGCCGTCAGCAAAATCACTATCCTGACCAAAGATATAACGTGGCTCAAACGTGTCAACAACCTCAAAGAACATCTGGTCGTACTGGACAAAGTCTCCGAGACGTACAAAAAGGTCTTGATCTTCTGTCAAGCGTCTCTTGTGGAAGTGTACGCTTATGCTGTATAGGTTGTCAAAGCCATATTCTTCTTGTTTTCTGTTTGGTCCCGTATATTCGACTAACGAATACACCCGTATTGGTGGGAGGAACGTTTTTTCTATTGCTTCCCCGTAAATCTTGTGATAACTTGTTCTGTCCGGATCAATTGGGAAGTAGAGTACCTGCTGTCCAATGATCTTCTCAATGACTTCATCATTGATCTGCTTTACGAAGTTTCTCTCAGCCTTTCCTACAAAAAGAGGAGGAGGGGGCTGAAGTGGCTGAGTCCATTTGTTTTGAGCCATCTATGTTATCCTACGTATATGCCGGTTGGTATCTTCTGAACAATATCAGAAACGCTATTCTGTAGAGCTTGATCTTTTTCTGCCAATGCAGTGTATACCATCTGGTCTAGTGCTTCTTTAAGTTCTGTTCTTAAGCTTGTCTGTTCTTCCTTTGCTTCCGAGACAAGTGCTGGACCGTTCAAGGTGACATCGTTGCCTGGAATTGGAAGGGTTGACAGTTTTGAGCGAACCTGCCCAAGAGTCTCCTTGCAAAGTGAAAGGGCAAAGCGTCGGCACCATTGCTTGCCGATACTATTGATGTTCTCGTATGGGACATTCGGGAACGGTAGCGTATTCATGTTGTTTACGCCGTCAGCGCCGTACTTTCTGTCAGCCTCCTCCGTAAAGGCTTCTTCCGTAACTCGGAATTCTACCCAAAACTTAGTCGGAGAGACGCCTGATGGCTTGGGGTAAATTCTCAGGTTATTATTGTTTATCCGAAAAGAGTGATGAGAAGCCCTAACGTGAAGATCCTCCTCAAAGGCGTACGCCTGAAGGACGTTCTGCCAAGCCGGAACCAACTGGAAGGAGCTATCGTCAGCATACATTCCGTAGGTTGAAAGGTTGCCGACTGCGCCGATGGCATAACCGCCATAGAAGTTCCACATTGCTTGGGGGGTTTTATAATATACTCTCTGGACTGTTATTGCCTTTTTCCCAACAAGATCCTTGAAGGGAGAGTCGGCTTCTAGAGAGGCTGTATAGATTATTGCTTGGAGGTCGTAGTCTTGAACATCTTCTACAGCCGTAAAAGAAGCAGAATAGACAGTTTGGTTGCCTCCCAAGCCAGCATATGTAGACACGCTCTCTCCAACATTTCGCAAATACCCAATCTGAAGTCTTGGGAACTTGAGATTTGGCTTTTCTCCGATGCCTGGTTCGTATGCCGAGAACTCACCGTCTTCATCAAATGATCCTGTGGAGTTTCCGAGCAAAGATGACAGCACATTCTTAGCTTGATGTGTGTTCACGAGATATGAGTATTCCAGACAAGACTCTTCGTAAGCGTTATAAACGATTGAAGGAGTAATCTCTAGATCAAGGACGTTGCCGCCCAACTTATTGTAAGTATAAGCAACTTGGTCGGCAGCGCCGGAATAAAAGGCGTCAGTTGTGTAGATGTTGTAGGCTAATGTAGCTGAAACATCGTCAGGAGCGCCAGAAGCCGGCAAAACAAGGGCGCTTGTTGTGCTGGCAGGCTGTAAATTAGTTGGCATACTTGGGATCTCCGCTGTTTTTATAGTCAACCTTATTAAATAGGTTGCTTAGAGCTATTCGGAGACGAACGGGCTGTATTTCTATTCTAGCAATATTTGTTTCGGGGTATATTAGTAAGGTAGAGAGGGGCAGTAGTCCAGTAATGGTTAATTTTAGGCAAAAGAAAAGGTCCCGACAAGCGGGACCTTCTCAATTTAGCACCTAAGAAATGCTATTTAGCTGATGCTAGGCAGCAACTACATTAGCAACCAAGTCACGAACGACAACTACGCCGTACATGTCAGGACGAACCATCTTCTTAGCGTAGCGAGTCATGACACCCTTGCGTGGCACGAAGTCCTCAACACCAAAGATGGTGGGAGTGACCTGTAGTGGCACATAAGGAGCGTACACGTAGCCGCTCTCTAGGAAGCTAGATCCCTTGCGACCAACAAGAATGAGGGCGCGAGGGAAGTAAGGATCAACATGAATGTCCATCTTACGGCTGATAGAACCGATGTTCTGCGCACCCCAAGAGCCGGCGGAGTCGCTATCTACTGCTGTAGAGGCGCGGAAGCCGCTGGTGAACTCAAGGATAGAAGCTACTTCTGGGGAGCAAACTAGGAAGTTTGCGCCGCCACGTAGCGTCTTACGATGGATGCGAGCACTTACGTCGTTGACGGTCTCGAGAAGGGTCTCGTACCATTCGGACACGGTGCCGGTGAAATCAGGATAGTTAGTTCCTGTTGACATCACTCCGGTTTCGCGATCAACGAACTTGCCGGGGCTGCGGG